CTCTCGTGGCCGTCTCACCGTGCGCGCAGGGACGCCAGGAGGCGTTTCAGCGATGTCATACCTGAATCGTCGAGCAGCCCAGGGGCTCATGGAGGCGCTGAGCGAGTGGCTCAGCTTCGACGAAGAGGAAGACCACGAGCGGGCCGAGGACATCCCGCCGGCGTCCGTGGCTCCCAGCGAGAAGAACCGGCACAAGGCCCTGGAACTGGCCGTCCAGCTGTTCACGAACCAGGAGCGCGGAACGACAAAGCAGGTCCTCGAAGTGGCGGAGAGGTTCGCCCGGTACCTGGAGTGGGGCCTGACCGACGACGGCGGAGAGGCGGCCGGCCTGGGCCCTGAGCTGGGGCCGATGCCGCTCCAGATCCAGCCTGAGTTCCGCGATCAGGGCACGTGTGGCCCGTGCGGTCACCCCATGCACGGTCTCGTTCAGTGCTCGTACGGCACCGGCCCCCGCTGCCAGTGCCGTGGGTTCGAAATCCCGAGGCAGCGATGAAGACATGGCTGCGCGGGGACTGGCTGAAGTGGGTGGCTGCGGGCTTCGCGCTCGTTGCCACCGCTTCGGCGGAGTACGAACTGGCACGGGCGATCGGCATGAACCAGTACATCGCGGCCGCTGTGCCGGGGGCCCTGGATGCGTACGTGGTCCGGGCACTGCGAGCACACCGCGAGGTACTGACAGCCGTCATCGCCATGGTGGCCGTGAACGCGGCGAGCCATCTGGTGACTGCCGGCCTGCTGCCGGTTGAGTGGCAGCTCATCACCGCTGTGTCAGCCATCGCTCCGCTCGTGCTCTGGAGGGTCCACGCTCTGGGCACGCCGGGCGAGTGGCGGGAACGGAAGCTCTGGGACACGGAGCACACGAGCACGCCGCAGGAACCAGGCACGGTGAGTGTGCCTGAGGCCGAGCACAAAAGCACGGTGTGCTTCTGCGGAGCCACGGTGTGGGGCGACATCGGGGCACACCAGCGGGCACATGACGTCTGGGACCGATGGGAGGAGAGCACGCCAGACGCCTCTGTGCCCGACGATGTGCTCCGTGACTGCCCGGTGTTCGGGTGCGAGCACGGAGCCGGGCACATGGGTGAGTGCCTCATCCTCCCGCCGGTTCCCGAGCACGCCCCTGACCTGGGGAGCACAGAGCCGAGCACACCGGCGAGCACGCGTGTGCTCCACCTTGTGACCGAGCCCGAGCACGCAGAAGTCGACGCGGACCTGATGGAGCGAGCACGTGTGCTCATGGGCCAGGAAGGCCGCGTGCCTGTGCTCCGCGTGCTCAAGAAGGAACTGCGCATGGGCACGACCCGGGCACAGGAAGTACAGGATGTGCTCCGGCTGGAGCACGACCAGGCACAGACCGAAGCACAGGAAGGGAAGCAGTGATGGACTGGAGCACAAAGTGGTGGCTCGGGATGGGCGCGATCACTGTGCTCGCTCTTATCGGGTGCGTGCTGGTGGCACACCCGGACGACCGAGCACGCACGGCCCTCTCCTACGCAGGCACGTACCTCGTCATCGCGGTGCCGTGTCTGGCCATGATGTGGCTCGGGTGGTGGCCGCGATGACGTTCAAGGACGGAGCCACCCTCGGCTCATTCGTCATCGGCCTGTGTCTGGTCGTGCTGAACCTCGGCACGTGGTGGCCGGGACGCAAGGCACTCCGCAAGAAGCCGCTGGACCACGTACTGCGGCTGCTCCCGTTCCTCGCCGGCTACTCCTACGGCATCCTTCTGATGCTCTGCGGCGGCCTACTGGGATGGTTCTCGGACGTCGCCCTGTGGGGCGGTTCATGGGTCGGTGACGGGGCGCTGGTCTTCGGCGTCGGCGGCAGTCGGGAGTCAGTCCAGTCGACGACGATGCTCGCTCTGACGAACGGCGGACTGGCCATGTCACTGGTCGCCACAGCGGTCATGTTGGTGGTCTGGCGCAGGAGTGATGATGCCCGCACCGCCCTCTGGCAAGGGGTCGTGGCCGGCCTGTTCACGGGCACCGTGCGGGGCTGGCTGGGCCTGTGGGCCATTCCTCTGGCGTCGGGGATGAACTTCGCCGGTTCGTGGCTCCCCGGAGCGTCGGGATGAAGCGCCGGGGGCGTGCCGGGAAGAGGTCCTGGCGCGCCCCGTGGCGCTGGTCATGGGGGAAGATCCTGTGGTTGATGACCCGGTGGGCAGCGGTCGCCGGGGTCTGCTGCTGGGCCCCGATCATGTCTCTGGCGGTCGCTGTCTGGTTCGTCGCGTGGGTACGTGTGGGATACAGCGAACCACTCCCCTCCCCCACCGAGAGGGCCCCTCTTGAGGACGAAGAGGCTGGTCACAGCGCTGAGTCGAAATACGGCGGAGCGCAGATCACGGTGACGGTAGAGGCGGAGCGCCGGTCGTATCGCACGGGCGGTTGACACAATCGTTTCACTCATGTCTACTTAAGACATCGAGACGGACGGACACCAACCAGGAGGACGAGATGAACTGGAACACAGAATCGCTTCGCGCCGGAATCACGCTCGAGGTGGCCAACGACAGCATGGGCGTCATGGGCGTCCGGGGCACCTGGCATCGGGTGCTCGAGGGATCGGCCGTCGTGCTCACCACCCGAAACCGGGGTGACGCGCTCCGCACGTTCCAGCGTCTGGCCTTCAAGGCGTCCGGCGCCTGACTCACTCCGCCCCATCGCCCCTGTGCCGCACGCCGGTACGGGGGCAAAGGCAGTGAAAGAACCGGGACGGACAAGGGGAACAGGACATGAGCAGGGTCAAGGCAGTGTGGGCAGCGGTCATGAAGGGGCCCGGGGTGTTCCTCCATCACGAGGGTGCCGGACGGACGAATGTCCGCTACCGGGTGAGCGTTCGGGTGACCATCACGGAGGGCCCGGAGAAGGGCCGGGATGTCCGGGCATGGCTCACGCCGAGTGAAGCGCTCGTGTACTCAGTGCAGCTCAGGAACGAGGCAATCGCCGCGATGAACCAGAACAAGGAAGAGGGGTTCCGAGATGGCGCGTGAGAAGTGGGAGCCGTCGACGTTCGGCGGTCTGCACCGGTCCCCGAAGAGTCCGCAGCAGGGACGCAACCAGCGGGAGCTGGGAGAGCGGGCATCGTTCGACAATGAGTCGGCCACGGGGTGCGGGGCACTGTTCCTCATGCTCGTGTCCGTCGCAGCGATCCTGGCGGGAGTGCTGTCGTGAGCGAGCAGCCCGAAGAACCGGTCGTCATCATTGAGTACCAGGTACGGCCGGGACCTGGTGAGTGGGTCTCGTACGGTGACCTGATCTCCCAGGTTGCCACCTGGGCCATGATCCCGTCTGCCGGTCCGCCGGCGGTCACCATCTCGAAGCGGGTCATGACGAGGAGCGAACGATGAGTAACCGAAGCGACGCGATCGCGTCCCTGCTCGCCGCCAAGAGGCTGATCGACGCAGTCAATGAGGGCAGCTTCTCCACCGAAACGGCCCATGCCTGTTTCACTCAGGCTATGGCCACAGCATCGGTCGCCAACGCTCTGGCCCTCCTGGACGTCGCAGACGCCATCAGAGAGTCGACAGCCCAGCGAGTAGACTGACCTGGCGTTGTCCGTCCCGGTCACGCAGCAAGGACCATCCCGCGTTTGCCGGGGTGGTCCTTCGCCGTACCATGTCCCAACACCACAACCCATGGACAAAGGGGACGGACTCTGTGAGTACACCCATGAGCGCGGCCGAGTGGCTGGCCGCACTGCGTGCCGAGGGCATCACCAAGGTCGTCGAGATGGACGGGTGGCGCACCCACAACCGCAACCACAAGGGGCCGTGGGGTGAAGTCCACGGCGTGGCTATCCACCACACGGCCGGCGTGGGGACCGGCATGCCGGACTACGTCTACAACGGCAACGCCGCCCTTCCGGGGCCGCTGTGCCATGACTTCCTGGCCAAGGACGGCACCCTCTACCTGGTCGGCAACGGTCGCACCAACCACGCCGGTTCCATCGCGGCGAACGCCCACAACGCCATCGCGGCTGAGACCATGCCGATGAGCGGCATCTTCAAGCCGGACAAGACCGAGCCCTACGACGGAAACCGGGAGCTGTACGGGCTCGAGATCGAGAACCGTGGCGACGGTTCCGACCCCTACCCCGACGTCCAGTACGACGTGGCCGTGAGGTGGGCGGCCGCGCGATGCCGGTTCCACGGATGGTCCGCCGGCAGCGCGGCCGGGCATAAGGAAGTCACGACCAGGAAAATCGATCCCTCATTCAGCATGGCGACCTTCCGGATCCGTGTCGCGGACCGGCTCAAGTCGAAGCCCACCACCGCAGGAGGAAGCACCGTGGCCGATCTCACCGCCAAGGACGTCTGGGCCTACAAGAACGTGGCGCAGGGCGAGACGGAGGACGCCTACGCCTACCTGCGCGACACCAACGCGGACGTGGCCAGACTCCAGGGCCAGGTGGCGCAGCAGCAGACCAGCATCAACGCGCTGATGAAGCTGCTCCAGGCCGTGAGCGCGAAGGTCGATGCCCTGTGACGCCGCACCCCGGGGACTCCGAACCGACTGTGTACGAGATGATCCGGACGCTGTCCCTGAAGATGGACGTGCAGGCCCAGGCCACCGCCCGGCTGGAAGGGACCGTGAACGGTCTCGTGACGCAGGAACAGCGCAGAACGGACAACGAGCTGATAACCATGCGCCTGGCGCACGCGGAGACTCTGGCCGCGACCGGCAACGAGCGCGTCACGTGGTGGGCCCGCGCCGGAATGATCGGGGTCGGCTTCCCCGTCCTGGTCGGGGTCATCATGTGGGTAGGCGGAGCGACGATCGCGATGCCGTCCACGTAGGGAGAAAGCCATGGCAGAGGGCATCACGCGCCCGTGGGACCAGCGCAAGAGCGACGGTGAGGGCAAAGAGGCGTACCGCGCCTTTGGCATCTACATGCTTGACCGGCATGACCGGAGCCTGGCCAACACGGCGAATCAGCTCGGGGTCAGCAAGTCGGTGGTGGGAGGCTGGTCCACCCGGTTCGCCTGGGGTGATCGCTGCGCCGCATTCGACAGCCACATCACCAACGCCCAGGTCGAAAGCTATGCACGGGATGTGGCCGAGGTTCGCTCGTACCACATGGAGATCACGCAGAACCTCCTGGAGCACCTGGCCCGGAACATGGCCCTGTGGAAGGCCGGTCAGGACCCCTCGATCCGCTGGACGCAGGCGTTCGGCATGGCGCTCAAGTCGCAGCAGACCGCGCTTCAGCTGCGCGAGGAGACCGGCCGGTCGGAAGGCCTGCTGGAGGCACTGATCCAGAAGCTGGACCGGGGACTGGAGGGATGAAGCTGACCCGGGCGGAACTGGCATCGCTCGACCCGGAGTCTCTGGCCAAGCTGTCCGACATCGTCGATCAGATGGTCCAGGACCAGGAGTCCGGGCGGGTGCCGTGGCTGTGCCACAAGGACGGCTGTGACGGGTCCCCACACCCCGGACGGTTGGGCCCCCACGCCCGGCCGTCCCAGCGTCTGCCCGACAACGAGTCGGAGTTCGACACGCTGCTAGCACTGGCCGGCCGTGGCTTCGGCAAGACCCGCATGGGCGCGGAGTGGTCCTGGCGCATGGCCCGGGACCATGAGCGCGGAGCACTGGTCGGACCGACAGCGGCCGACACCCGGGACATCCTCGTTGAGGGCGAGTCGGGCATCGTCGCCTGCGCGCCGCCCACCTTCAGGCCCGTCTACGAACCGTCGAAGCGGCGCCTGACGTACCCCAACGGGGCGATCCAGACGCTGTACTCCGCCGACGAACCGGACCGTCTGCGTGGACCCCAGCACCACTACGCGTGGGCAGATGAGCTAGCCGCGTGGCGCCGTCTCCAGTACGCCTGGGACATGCTCCAGATGGGATTGCGCCTCGGGGACCATCCCCAGGCCTGTGTGACCACCACACCCCGGCCCCTGCCGCTCATCAAGGCCATGCTCAAGGATCCACTCGTCTACGTCGTGCGCGGTTCCACGTACGACAACCTGGGCAACCTGGCGCCCACCTTCCAGCGCGCTGTGGTCGCCCGGTACGCGGGCACAACACTCGGCCGGCAGGAACTCGACGCCGAAGTTCTCGACGACCTTCCCGGTGCGCTGCTCTCCCGGGCCGTCATCGAAAACAACCGGGTGGAGGAATGCCCGGACCTGAAGCTGCGGGTGGTGGCCATGGACCCGGCAGGCACCGGCGCCCGGGACGAGACCGGCCTCATCGCCGGTGGACAGGGCCTGGATGATCACGCCTACATCACGCACGACGCCTCGGGGAAGTTCTCCCCGGCGGAAGCGGCGGTGCGCGCCTGGGCGCTCTTCGACCAGACCAACGCGCACGTCCTGGTCTATGAGGACAACTTCGGTAAGGGATGGGTGAAGGAGGTCCTGACCAAGACCTGGAAGGACATGGGCCGGAGCGGCACCCCGCCCCTCCAGGAGGTCTGGGCCTCTCTCGGGAAGCAGCTTCGCGCACAGCCGGTCGTCATGAAGTACGAGCAGGGCAAGGTCCATCACGTCGGGGTGTTCGGGGAGCTCGAGGACCAGTACACGACGTGGATCCCCGAAGAGGACCCCAAGTCCCCCGACCGGGTAGACGCGGCCGTTCACCTCGTGGCCTTCCTGACCAAGAAATACGACCTGGGGCCGGTCTCGGCCGCCGCTCCCGCCCTGATGCTGCTCCAGGGAGCGGGCCCCAGGGCGGCACTGGGAGTGCCGGGGAGGCGATGATGTACGCATGGACATCATCACGCTGGCACTTTGCGCACTGGCCACCCGGCGCATCACGCGCCTGATCACATCCGACCGCATCACACAGGCACCCCGGCACTGGTTGGTGCGCAGGCTCCCCGAACACAGCCTGTCCGCCTACCTGCTCGTGTGCGACTGGTGCTCCAGCGTCTACGTCGGAGCCGTCGTCGCGGGCGCATGGTGGGCGTGGGGTGACACCATGGCGTTCACGGCTGTGACCGCCGCACTGGCGTTCAGCTACTGCGCCGGATTCCTGGCGTCGAAGGAGAGTGAATAGGCATGGCCCTTTTCCGCCGGCGAGACACAGCGGCGCCGCCCAAGACGGTCTTGGCAGCGGCCATGCCGCTGGTCGGGCCCGACGTATCGCGGATCAACTCGGGACGCCGGCGGGAAACCACGGAGGGCTGGCAGAACGACGGCTGGTACTTCTTCGACTCCATCGGAGAGCTCCGCTCCCCCGTCACCTTCATCGCCAACGCGTGTTCCCAGGCGACCCCGTTCGCGGCCGAGATCGACCCGGTCACGCAGCTGGTCACGGGGCCAACGGACGACGCCCGGGTCCAGCGCGTCGCGGCCATGGTGCTGGGAGGGGCGTCGTTCCGGGCGCAGCTGCTCCAGACCATCTCCGTGTGCTGGCAGATCCCCGGCGAGTCGTTCATCATCATCCGGCCCACGCCGACAGCTCGAGGTGTGATGCCCAAGGCGGACACCTGGCTGGTGCTGTCGGGGCAGAAGGTCACGGCCCGGGGCAATGCCTGGACGTACATCGACCCCATGACCATGCTGACGGTCGAGCTGGGCCCACAGGACCGGATGTTCCGGGTGTGGTCGCCCCACCCCAACGACCAGTCCCGTGCGGACTCAGCGGTACGCCCGGCCATTCCGATCCTGCGCGAGGTCGAGAAGTCGTCGATGAACATCGCGGCGAAGCTGGACAGTCGTCTGGCGTCCAATGGTGTCTGGCTCTTTCCCGAAGAGGCGGACTTCCCACCCGGCCGCAACGCAGACGGGACGCCGATGTCCAAGGCCACGTCCGTGGCGTCCTTCCTCATGGAGGCCATGACGGCGTCCATGTCCAACCCGGGCACGGCAGGCGCTCAGGCACCCATCGTGGTCACCATGCCGGGGGAGTGGATCGCACCCACCAAGGACGGCCACCTGGACCTGTCGACGGCTCTGGACGCGCAGGTGGTCGAACTGCGGGACAGTGCGCTGAAGCGCCTGGCCAACACCCTGGACATGCCCCGGGACGTCGCGGCGGGAACACAGTCGGAGTCGAACCACTGGGGCGCCTGGCAGGTCGAGGAGTCCACGTACAAGATCTACATCGAACCGCTTCTCCAGCGCATCGGAGATGCCATCACGGAGTACTGGTTCCGGCCGGTCCTGGCCGCGATGGGGGTGTCCGACCCGGAGCGCTACGTCCTGGACTGGGACACGAGCGCGATCGTCAAGCGCCCGGACGCCACGGAGGACGCGAACTGGCTGTACGACCAGGACTTGGTCTCCGACGACTGGCGGCGTGACCAGTCGGGCATTCCCGAGGACGCGGTGCCTGATGCGTCCGAGCTGGACGTACGGCGTCTGTTCGAGCTCACCAAGCTGGACCCGACCCTCCTGGAGGTACCGGAGTACGCCGCGATGCTGGGGCTCCCTGTGCGTCCCACAGCGCCCGCACCCGAGCCCCCGGCCATTGCTGCGCCCATGCCGGCCGACAACGCCCCGGTGGACACGCAGGCGCTCCCGGCCACGCAGAACGATGTCCCTGCCGGCCTCACCGCCGCAGCAGAGCTGGTCGTGTTCGACGCCCTGTCGCGTGCGGGCGGACGGCTGCTCACCCCACAGAACCGTGGCCGGTTCCCCAACGTGCCGAAGCACGAGTTGCACACGGTGATCGCGTCGGCGGACCGGTCGGTGAACCTGCTCGCCGACAGCTTCCTGTGGACGGACGGGGTGGCTGAAGCGTTCAGGGTGGACCCCGTTCAGTTCTCCTCGGTTCTGTACGCGTACGTGAAGGACCGGATCGAGAAGCAGTTGCCGCACGACCGTGACGTGCTGTGGCTGAAGCTGGAGCGCCTGCGGTGAGCACGCCCCCGGACCCGGACCTTCCCGCGCGCCTGCGCTCGCTCGCCATCATCCGTGACGGTGAGCGGCGCATCGGGCGTGCCTGGTTCAGGTCCGTGACCCGGTTCCTGGACCGTGTCCGGCCGGCCGTGACGCGGAACGGGATCGATGCCGCGCGGGTCTCTGACCAGCAACAGTTCTGGACCAGCGAGGTGGACAACGAAATCGTGCCGGTCATCGGCAGGGTGCTCCGGGGAACCTGGCGGAGGGTAACAAGGCAGGGCGATCCGGACACGGATCCGTTCGTGTCCACCTACTTGAATGACGCAGGTAACCGGTTGGTACGAATCCCTGACGAGGTGTATTCACTCATCGTGGCCGAAGTGGAGCGCGGAATCCGGGAGGGGGACGGCATCCGAGAGGTCACACAAGGGGTCAATACGATTCTCACCGCGAGTGGTTCGGAGCTGTGGCCCAACCGGGCGCAAACCGTCGCCAGGACGGAGACGATGGGGGCGGTGAACGCCGGGGTGTTCCGGGCCACGCAGCTAGCAGCAGAGGCGCGCGGGGACCTGGCCCCGTTCAAGATGTGGCTGGCCACCATGGACGACCGCACACGGCCCACGCACAGGGCGGCCGACCGGCAACGCACGTTGCTCACGGAGCCGTTCGTGGTGGGTGGGGCGCAGCTGCTGTTCCCGGGCGATCCCAGGGGCCCGGCCAACGAAGTGATCAACTGCCGGTGCACGATGCTGCCGGTGGTGCTGGGCGAGACACTGGACTGGACCGACAGACAGAACGCGAGGGGTGACGGCTGATGGCAAGGACATGGAGCGCCGTGCTGGCACGGCTGGACGTGCCGACCGGTGATGGGCGCGTGATCGCGCAGAGCGGCGGGAGCAGCCGGGACTTGCCGTTGCCGCTGCTGTACCAGCGTGTGACCGATGACGGGCACGACGGCTCAATCGTGGTGGGCCGCATCGAGACGCTGCGCATCGCGGACGGCATGGTGACCGCCACGGGGTCGATGCTCGACGAAGCCGGGTACTCCGCCATGGAGTCCATCGACGCGGGGGTGATCGGCCCGTCCGTCGACCTGGACGACATCGAATACGTCATGGACGACGCGGGACGCATGGTCATCACGCGGTGGCGCGTGTCCGGTGCCACGCTCGTGGCGATCCCGGCGTTCGCGGGGGTGTCGATCACAATGGATCCGATGCCGGCCGAGCCGCTGCCGGACTACCAGGGGGCCTACTCCCTGTCCGCTTCCGCTGCTGTGGTCGAGACTCTCCCGCCGGCGGAGTGGTTCCGGCGCCCGGACGTGGACCGGCTGACGCCTCTGACGGTGTCGGACACGGGCCGGGTGTTCGGACACATCGCCGGGTGGGACACCTGTCACGTGGGCATGCCGGGCTGTGTGACCCCTCCGCCGAGCCCCTCGGCCTACACCTACTTCCACGTGGCGGCGCAGAGGGTCCAGGGCGGCGCTGTGCTGCCCGTGGGGACGCTCACGGTGGGCGGAGGGCACGCGGGAGCCAACCTGGGCTTCCGGCCCGCACAGCAGCACTACGACGACGTGGCCGCAGGCGTGGCGAAGGTGGTCGCGTATGACGATGAGTTCGGCATCGCGGTGGCGGGGTGGATGCTGCCCGGCACGGACGCTGTGGCGCGGGAGCAGTTCATGTCGCTGCCGGTATCGGGCGACTGGCGGGAGATCGGCGGTGCGCTGGAGATGATCGCGGTCTGCTCGGTGAACACGCCGGGGTTCCCGGTGCCGCGTGCGCGGGTGAGCTTCGCCCTGGGGTCGCAGAAGACCCTCATCGCAGCTGGGCTTCAGCCGGCCTCGGGAGAGTGGGAGGAACCCGAGATGGTGGACGTCGGGGCGGAGCAAGCTCGGGCAAAGTGGGCATGGACGACCAGGAAGGGAGCCTGAGATGGGCTGTGGGTGCGGTGGTGCGAGCAAGGCTGCAAACGACTTCGTTGTAAAGGTGGACGGCATACAGGTACACAAGGCGTCATCTGTGGCGGAAGCGCGCATGTGGATCGCTAAGAACGCAATCGGGAAAGCTGCGACCATTCGGGCCACACCACGCTAGATAGGGAAGAATCTCCTTCACCTTCCGTAATCGAGCAGTACCTAAGTGCTACCTAGTCACGTTAGACAGGTCCCAGGGTTAACCGCCTAAGAGATATCCCTTACGCGAGTGTTTACCGAGCTCCTGTCTTACGCGGCTAGGTAGCTCATTGCCCCAGGTCAGAGTGCCTGCGGAGCGAATTCGCAGACCCGAATCCTGTCCGGGGCATCCGCGAACAATGTCCGGATCATGTCGAGATGCGTATAAGGCATCACATACCAGAGACGAGCGGAGGGCCCCGATCCCGTACTCTGGATCCCGTCAGGGTCGCTGAGCTGAGAGCCGGGCCCGTCCACAACCGAATAGCCCGACCTGCGGTGCTGAGCTGAGAGCCGGCCGTTTGCGATGTGTTCACCCCATCCCGACGTGCCCACCAGGAGGCCCGCCATGTCAGACGACAGCCCCACCCCGGAGACGTTCAACGTCGACTCGCTCGACGACGCCGCGCTGTATGAGGAGTACGAGCGTGTCCGTTCGCGCGGCCAGGAACTCTCCGCGAAGGAGACCCTGACCCCGGAGGACGTCACCGAGCTGGACGCGCTCTCCCCCCGTGCCGAAGCCGTGAGCGCAGCCATCACGGCCCGCGAGACTGCCGCTCAGGAACTGGCCGCGAAGCGTGACGCGTTCGCCTCCATGGAGGCGCGCACCGCCCCGGTGGCCCCGCAGAAGGCACAGGAGCCCGCTGTGGAGCCTGCGACCACCGCTCCGGTCTCTCAGTCCGTCGCCGTTCCCAGCGTCGCGGAGATGAGCTCCCAGAGCCCCGTCATCCCGACCAACGTCGTCAAGGCGTCCGAAGGTACCGTCACCGCCCACGTCTCCCCGGGCATGGCCGGTCTCCTGGACCTTCCGGCCGGGTCCGTCTACGCGGGCAACGACCAGATCGCATTCGCGCTCATCAAGAACGCCGAGAGCCACGGACGCAACGGCTCCCCGGGCACCCGGCAGACCGTCGCGCAGTTCAAGCGAAGCCGTGGCGCTGAGTTCACCGTGTCCACGGACGACGGCCCGGCCACCATGGCCACGCTGCGCCACGCGCGCAACGAGAAGCGCCTTGCCGGCGGATCGCTCGCCAAGGCGTACCAGCGGAGCGTGGACGAAGGGGCCAGCCTCACGGCGGCCGCCGGCTGGTGCGCCCCGTCGCAGAACGACTACGACCTGTGCCGCAACTGGTCCGCCCCGGTCGGTCTGCTCGATCTCCCGACCGTCACCGTCACCCGTGGCGGCATCAACTACACCGATGAGCCGACGTTCCCGGAGATCTACGCGAACGCGGTCGCGGCCGGCGGTGGCTCCAACTTCCTGACCGAGGCCCAGGTCATCGCGGACACCGCCAAGACCTGCTCCGAAATCCCGTGCCCCACCTTCGAGAACCGCCGTCTGGACGTCATGGCCCTCTGCATCCGGGTCAGCTTCCTTCAGGCCGCCGGGTACCCCGAGGTCGTCTCGGCGTGGGACGACGGCCTGCGCGCCGCGCACGAGGCGGAGCAGAACCGGCTCATCATTGCGGACATCCTCGCCCGCGCCGGTGCGGCCACCACCATCGCCGCTCTCGGCCTGCCGGGGGACAGCTTCACGTCCGCCCTCCTGGCCGGTGTCGAACTGGCCGCCGAGGACACCCGCTACCGCTTCCACATGGCGTTCGATGCCACGGTGGAGGTCGCTCTCCCGCACTGGGTCATCCCGCAGATGCGCGCGGACCTCTCCCGTCGCTCCGGCGACACGGGCGGCCTGCTCAACGTCTCGGACAGCTACATCGCGTCGCTGTTCTCGACGCGCGGCGTGCGCCCGCACTGGGTGCGCGGCTGGCAGGACGGTCTCATCACCGGTGGCGCGCTCAACCCGGCGTTCCCCGGCGGCGACGCGGCCACCCCGTTCATGACGGCGCTCCCCGCCGACGTCAGCTTCCTGTCGTGGCCGGCCGGTTCCATCGCGGTCGCCCGACAGGACGTCGTCACCCTCTCCAACGTCTACGACGCGGCGAGCCTGGCGCAGAACGAGTTCACGTCGCTGTTCGCGGAAGAGGGCTTCGCCCCGGTCTACCCGTGCCCCGGCCAGCGTCTCTACACCCTGACGGGCCTGTGCACCGCCGGCATGACCGGCGCGCACACCCTGACCTGCGCCGTTGCCTGATCCCCACTGACCGGGTGCGGGGCCGTTCGTCCCTGGCGGCCCCTCACCCCTCCCACGGAAGGAGGAAACAGTGGGAAAGATCATCGCTAACCGTCAGCTCATTGCACCCCCGCCGAAGCAGGCACGGCGCTACGGCCTCTTCAACGCCGCGACCGTGGTTGACATGCCGGACCGGGTCATCACGTCCGGTCTCCAGTTCTTCGCGGACGAGTGCGGAGACGACACGGCGCCGTACGACCAGACCTGTGCCGCATCCCCGACGAAGCCCTTCGTAGAGGGCTCCGAACTGGTCGGCACGGATCCGTTCTGGCTCGTGACCCGCAAGCGGTGCGGCACAGTCGGCCGGACAGCGGAGGAGATCCGTGCGGCAGCACGGGCGCAGCTTGACGGCGCGGAACAG